CGAAGTGCGTTTGGTTCCTGTTGAAACGCCACGCATGGAGCGCCCACCATCACCAACCATTGGCGAGCGCACGATTCGCGGGTTTATGGATGTTGGGCAAGGTTTAAAGCAACTGTACTTGATGGCGACTGATCCAGAAGAAGCCGCCAAGTACACGCAGCAAGTCAATAAAGATTTGGCGATGTATGAAGCCGCCATAGGAACTGCGCAACCACCTAGCATTTACGGTGAGCGCGGTATGCGTACCGATGCAGGGCCAGCGGCAGATATTCCTCGTATGGTGGGTAATGTCATGGCAACTGCTCCAGCCATGCTTATACCAGGCGGAAAAGAGTTAACGCTTGGCGGTATTACGGCGCGAGCATTGCAAGGCGCAGTGCCAGCTGCCGCCATGTACAGCGAAGCGGGCACACCAGAATCAAAACTTGCACAAGCGGCGACAGGCGCAGTTGCCGGTGTAGTTGCGCCTGAAGTGGTTAAGGGTGCGTCACGTCTTGCGTTAGGCGCAAGGGATATGGCGACAGCAGCAACACGCCAAGCAACAGTTATGTCGCCATCGCAAGTGCGTGTTGAGATTAACAACTACATCAAAACGCTTGATCCGCAAGCCGATATTTCGCAACTTACTGCCACAGCGCAAGCAAGGCTTGCTGAAGGTGCAAAGCAGCAATTACAAGTAACCGGGAAACTTGATCCAGCATCACTAATCAGGCGTGAGGATTTTGAAAAACTTGGTATGCCTTACACATCAGGCCAAGTAACGCGTGATCCTAGACAGTTTGCAGCAGAACGTAATCTTGCCGCCATTGAGGGTGCTGGTCAGCCGTTACTTGATATTTTCACGCAACAACCGCGTCTGTTACGCGAGCGTCTTGAAGCGTTACGCGGGCAAGCGCAGCCAACGCCATTGGCAACGGGAGAAGCGGTAACGGGTGCCATTGGTCAACGCGTTGACCGTAGCGGTTTATTTGGCGCGCTTGGTGCGGACATTGATGCGGCATACAACGCAGCGCGAAGCCTACCAGGTGCAAAGGATCAAATTCCTTTTGGCGATTTCAGGATGCGGATTCAGGACACGCTTGATAACTTTGAAGATGTTATTCCTTCGCCTGTTAAAAAGCGCATTGAACAGTTTGCAATGGGCGGCGATGACGGAAGAGCGTTTAGCATTGAAGAAGCGATTAAGTTTCGCCAATTGCTAACGCAACGTGCCGGAGAAAATCCAGGTTCAGCAAAAGCCATGGGAGATATTAAAAAGCAACTCGATGCTTACATGGCGGAAGTGACGCAAAACATTCCAGAGGCAAATCAAGCCGTTCAAAAGTTCCGCGAAGGCATTGGACTGTCAGCCGCCAGAGCGCGTGAATTTGATCCTTTTAAGCCAATCGTTGCGGGCCAAGCTAATCAGGATCAATTCTTTCAACGGTTTATTGTTGGCGGTCAAACAAAAGACGTTGTTGCGTTACGCGACACGCTCACTAAACCGCGTGGCGCTAATATCGACCAAGCTGCCGTTGATCAAGCTAAAGCGGCATGGGATGACGTTAGAGCGCAAACGATTCAATGGTTGATTGATAGTGCCGTGGGAACGTCTGGAGCATTTAGCCAAGCAGGATTTAATTCGGCACTCAAACGGATTCAACCGAAACTTGAAGTGCTATTCAACAAGGAAGAAGTTGACCAGTTAAAGCGTATTGGACGCGCATCAACGGCAGCGTTTGGCGAGCCCGCGACAGGTGGTGTGCCGCTGATTAACCGTTCGGGAACGGCGCCAACACTGATGAACATTCTTACGCGTAGCGTTGGCGGCAATATCCCTATGGTTGGCCCAATGGTGCAAAACGTTTCGCAGCGTATGCAAACCGCGGCCAATGTTGAAGCGGCACAGACTGCCGCGCAAGGTGGCGTTGTGTCGCCAGCCGTTGCCGCCGCACGCGAACAGCAACGACGTATGCTTGCAAGCCGTATGGCGGGGCCATTTCAGGTTGGCCCGTTCCAGGTTGCTCCGTTCCCTGTTGTAGGGGGACTTCTCACCGAGGAATATCGCAGGTAAACTGATACACGGAACTCCCCTCCTGTTGGTTTTTGCCCGCCGCTTGCGGGCATTTTTTTTGCCGTTCGTCGGAAAAGGTTGGACACTTGCAACTTTTTACCGCCAAATGGAAAGCTATGAACAAACTAATTATTGGTATTGATCCAGGCGCAAGTGGTGCGATTGCAACACTCCAAGGCAAGAAGCTCATTGATGTGATTGACATGCCGATTGTGCAGCGCACCGCTGGAAAGGCTGTCAAGAACTTTGTGTCGCCACATGAGTTGCATACGCATTTGGCGGCTTACCTCATTGACTACGAATGCACCGCCTATATCGAGCAGGTTTCCGCCATGCCTGGGCAAGGTGTAAGTAGCATGTTTTCGTTTGGGCGCTCACTCGGCAATGTTGAGGGCGTACTTGCATCCTTACAGATTCCTTACCACTTTGTGCCGCCGCTCGTGTGGCAGCGCAAGGTTAGGTTGACGGGCGGCAAGGATGGCGCACGAGCATTGGCGCAACAAATGTTTCCTAATAACGCGTCAAGTTTTTCTCGCAAAAGAGATGACGGGCGGGCTGACGCCAGTTTGATTGCACTTTATGGGGTTATGAATGAGCACACAGGAAGTTGAAAATCTAAAAGAGTTATTGAAGTACACGCGAACCCTTGCCGCGGAAAGCGACAACAAGTTGCGCGTTGCGCGCAGGTTTATCCACTCGTTATTGCATCCTGAAGAGTTTGGACACGCAGTCACGGAAGAGGTGCGAGGCAAAGCGTTAGAGATCATTAGGCAGATTTCATGAAGCGCGTCTTGCTTATTGGATCTGAGGGTTACGTTGGCAGCCAGCTGTTAAAAAACATTGCGCATGACGTGAATCTTGTGGCTGTTGATATAAAAACGGGCATGGATTTCATGGACATGTCAGACGTTGCGCTTAGTGCGTTTGATGAGATCCTTTTCTTTGCTGGCGTGTCTAACGTTGCCGACGCTAACCGACAACCGCATCGAGCCGTAGCGGAGAACGTTGTATACACATTGTGTCTACTTGAGCGCATGGCGGCACACACAAGACTGATTTACGCCAGCACAGGATCGTTGCTTTCAAACGGTGATTCGTTGGTGGCTAACGAGCAACGCGAGAACGCTTATGACGCCAGCAAGTTGTCATTCGATTTGGTGGCTAAGTACATGGGCAAGCGCGTGGTTGGTTTGCGCATGGGCACGGTAAGCGGATGGTCGCCAAAGATGCGATGGCATTTGATCTTTAACGCAATGAACCGATCAGCGATTGAAGAGGGGCGCGTTTACGTTACCAATCCTGATGCGATGCGAAGCATTTTGTTCCATGACGACTTAGCGGAACGCGTGATGGAAATCATTGAAGATGACAGCGCGCAAGGCATTTATCCGCTTGCGTCTTACACCATGAGCATTGGCGAGCTAGCGCACGAGGTGGCAAATGTTCACAAAGTCCCGGTTGAGTTTGGTGTTAGCACAGGCACATATTCGTTCGCGCTCCCAACAATTCCGCAACTCTATTCAATACAAGAACGCTGCGAACACTTCAAAAGGGCTTATGGACAAAACAATTAACCAATGCTTGCTATGCGAGGGGAAAACAGAAATGATCTTTGATCTTGGCGAGCAACCACCCGCCAACGCGCTAAAGAACAATCCCAACACATTTGTGCGCTGCGCAAGGCTTGCTGCGCAGATGTGCACACAATGTACGCACGTTATGCAAAAGGTGAGCTACAACGCTAAAGAACTATTCGATCACTATCTATACGTCAGCGGCACGAGCAACACGCTTAACGATTACTTTGAATGGTTCGCAGAGAACGTTTCGCTTCATCACCCGAACGCTGACGTGCTTGAGATTGCAAGCAACGACGGGACGTTGTTGCAGAAACTTGCTAAGCGTGGCGCAACCGTGACGGGGATTGAACCAGCAAAGAATTTGCTTGAACTTTCAAGCAAAAAAGGCGTTTACACGATCCCGGCCTATTGGCCTTTGAACATGGGCAACGAGCGTTATGACGTTGTGATCGCCATGAACGTGTTGGCGCATAACGACGATCCGATTGCGTTTCTCAAAGGCATCGAGGCTTGCTTAACGGATGATGGCGTGGCGTATATACAGGTGAGCCAAATGGATATGCTCGCCAATGGTGAATTCGACACGATTTATCACGAGCACGTTTCTTTTTTCACGGTGGACTCGTTTACCTTGGCGTGTACCAGGGCGGGTTTAAGAGTAGGTTTTCGCCAGCGCGTTAACGTGCATGGCGGGTCGATGCTTGCAGCAGTATGTAAACGCGACTCGTTTCCGAGTCCGATTCCATTTGCACCGAGCAAGTGGAACGAGGGAAGGTTGCACCAGCTGACGTGGATGGACGGTCAACGATTTGCTAATGGCGTAAACCGTGCCGTGGAATCCATGCGATCTGTCATCAAGCAAGCCAAAAGTGATGGGTATGTGGTGGTGATGGTTGGCTGTGCCGCCAAAGCAGTCACGCTGATGCAAGCCATTAACGACGATCCGCATGTCGTGGTGGATGAATCGCCATTGAAGATCGGTAAGTACCTGCCGAACTCCACGCAGCAAATTGTTGCGCTCCAAACCGTATCGGAGATCAGGCAAAAGTGCCTTTTTATCCTTGGCGCATGGAACTTTAAGCAAGAACTGATACGAAAGTTGCAAGCACTGCGCGATCCACATCTTTACGATTCTGTTTTAACGCCTTTTCCAATGACCTTTAAGGAATCACTCCATGGATGAGTTTTCAGTTGATGAGCAACAACCAGAAAAGAAACGCAGCAAAGCGTCAGCAATTAGCGAGTTGGAATCAAAGTATTCCGAAGCGATGGAAAACCTAACTGATTGCATTGAAACGCTCAAAGGATTGGAGCAATACGGGCGCTTTCAGGATGCCGTGGTTCGCCGCCGCGCTATCGAGTGCTTAAGACGCGTAGGACATTGGCCCGCATGAAAATAATCATATCAACCACAGGAAGCCCAACGTTGCATGTCATGAAGTCCAGCGTATTTCATTACGCCAAGGGGGTGCAGTTGTGCGTATGGGACGGGAAACTTGGCAACTTTGGCGATGACTACAATGCAGCCATTGAAGCGTTTGCAGAAGGTGATGATTCATTCATCATTGCTAACGATGATGTTGTGATCACGCCACAAACCATGTCGTTATTGCTTGATGACGTGGCGGCACTGAGCAAAGTGTGCAAGCGGATTGGCTTTATCGCAGCGCGTTCAGACTTTGTGCGACCACCGCAAAACATCAGAGTACCGCGCAACGAAGGTGACGCGATTGAGATGTGCCGCTGGCGCTCGGAGGATGCCATCAAACCCGTTGACGTGATCAGCCCGATCTTTACTTGGGTGAACGCCAAAGCGATCAAGGATCATCCGTTTCCGCCGATCAACTGGTTTAGTGATGACGTTGTGTGCGCTGACATGGCTGCAGACGGTTACAAGCATTTCGTGTCACGCGCTTATGTGCATCACGCAGGAAGCATGACGGTTGGGCGTGACGCTAAAGCGTTGATAGGTGCAGCCGCACCATGGATCGTTGAGCACAGGCCGGAATACGCCAAAAAATGGTTTGGGGTGCAAGCATGAAAACGCATCGCAGGATTTGCATACTCACAAACACGCACCCGTATGGCGTCACAGAAAACTTTGCCCGCCATATCGCTATCGGGTTTGCGGCACACGGGTTTGAGCCACACATTGTGAACATCATGGCACCGCTTGAGCAGCAATTTCAGGCGATTGGCGCGCTATCCGCCATTGATGAATTGTTTATGATTGGCGCATTGCCGCTAAAGGTAAAAGTTGGTGATGAATACTTGTGGCGCGAAATGGGCAAACGCGGTAAGCGCGTGACCTATTACGTCATTGATTCGTATCACAATGACTTGCGACGTGTGCCTGAAGTGCTTGAGTACGCTAAAGCATCAGACAGAGAGGAGAACCTTTATCACGCGTTTGCGGATTACGAAACAGCTGATGCGCATTTCTTGTGCGGCACTGAGTTGCGCTTTGGCGGATTTCCTGCCGCACCGATTGATCAGGAAGCCATGTACCGTGATCGCTTGCTTGTGTTTGGCGGGATTGGCAACGAGTTAGCGCAGATCAAGGACACGCTTGATGAAACGGTTTCTGAAGTCAGGCGAATTATTGACTTAAAGGATGACTACTTGTTGCTTGGTGATGGTAGTCATTGGGATGTACTGAGCAAGGTGCTAGACATTCGCGGGCAATACGACAGGCTGAATGAAGAAACCTTATTGATTGATGCGTATTGCGCATTAGATGCGGCGATGAAACGCCATAGGCGATTGCATGTCATGTCTGCGCTTAAAGGCCTACCCATTGACATTGCAGGGCCAGGTTGGATGGAACATTTCGGTGAAGTGGACAACTGGCGATATGTTGGTTCCCAACCGCACGCCGCGTTGGGGACGATGGTGCAGCATTACGCGGGCCTGATTAACTTTGACGCCAATTGGGATTGGTGCCCGCATGACAGGGCACTTACCGCGGCACTGATGAACAGGTCAGTGCTAACAAACAAGAACGCACTCAATGGTGAGCTAACGCACACTTACGCGTTTGGCGATTCACAAGCCAGTATTGCCGAGAAATGCGAAGCAATGCTTTACGACTCGCAAGCTGACACACCGATGTATCCATTTAGCGAAGAGCATTTCAAATGGACATGGCACGTTTCTATCAGGGACTACTTAAATGAGCGATGAGAAAGCAGAACGCGTAATGCAAAAGGTGTATTACTTGGACACGGTTTTATTCGTGCCGCACTATTCAAAACCACATTGGTGGGTGTGTGCCGGTGGTATGGAACGCACGACGACATGGCTAAACGAGCGCTACGCCACAAAGGAAGATTTGTACTTGTGGCCGCGTCACTGGAATATGAACTAACTGTCATGGTTAAGTCATTGAAATTTATAGCGTTTATGGCACAATATGTCCGCCATGAAAGCAACGTACACGGTCAAGCAAGTCACGGTGGATGCAAACCGAGAAGTATTGTTGCGTTACATGCAGCGGCAGATCTTGCCCGCGGACAGCGTGATTTGTCCGAGCAACGGTTGGTGGTGGGTAGCGTATCGAAAAGACGAGGCTTGCGCGTTCGCGTGTCTGATGCCATCAGCCAGTTGGGAAGATACCGTTTACCTGGCGCGGGCTGGCGTGATCATGCACCACGAGGGCAACGGGTTACAGAAAAAGCTAATCCGTGCGCGCTGCAAGTTTGCCCGCCAACTTGGGAAAGTTTGGGCGGTGAGCGATACAACGGACAATCCAGCGTCCGCCAACTCGCTCATTGCGTGCGGGTTCAAGCTGTTCGAGCCAAGCAAGCCGTGGGGGTCAGAGCGCACGATCTATTGGCGGAAATCGCTTGCCGTATAAAGATCCTGCTTTGCGCCGCGAGAAGCAACGCGGTTACGCCAAAAAGCATTACGAAAAGAACCGAGAGCGGATTAAGCAAGCAACGCTTGTTAACAAGCGATTACGGCGCAAGGCATGGGATGCGTACAAGGAATCACTTTCATGTGCGCATTGCGGCATCAGCAATCCTGCGCTGATTGACTTTCACCATGTTGATAAGACTAACAAAGAATCAGTCAATTTATTAATTAAGAATGGACGGTTTTTGCGAGCGTTTGAAGAAGTTAAGAAGTGCATACCGCTTTGCGCAAACTGTCACAGATTAGTTCACCAACGGGAGCGCCACAAGGCGCGAAAGAAGAGGAAATATGAGCTTTTACATCAGAGAAGGGATACCGATTCAGGTTGAAGTAAAACCCGAAAAGCGCGTGCGGATTGGTTGCAACTATCAGCCGCCAAAACCGAATCATGTCAGCTATGACATGTTGTGGCTTCAGGATTTATATCTCATTGGCCGCACACCTTGGTCTTACATCCGTTACAAGACACCGGAGTTTGTTTATTGGTTTCTTGTTTGGTGCGTTGCGACGTACTTTTTGGCGCGGTTTGGCGCGGGGTATTTGAAATGAGCAGAGAAGCTATGCAACTGGCGCTTGAGGCGCTAGAGAAAGTAATCATTGCGTTTGGATCAGGCTTAACGCTACAACAGAACGCTATCACCGCCCTGCGCCAGGCACTAGAGACAAAGCAAGAGCCGGTGGCGTGGATGCACAACGTTATTGAAGGTAATGTCATCACGCACATGCCCGCAGACATTGGCCGTCATCCTGAGCGATGGACTGCGCTTTACAAAGACCCTACGCCGTGCAAAAC